CATGTCGATAGGGTGAAAGCAGAAGTTGTCGAAGCGTGTCTTGGTATGGGACACGAGCTCAAAGCCGAGGGTGTTGCTAGGCAACTGGCTGAAATCAAGTTCTGTCAGTGTCATGTGCTGGAATTGTCTTCCGGCTGGACGATGGTCCGGGATCCACGTAAGGTTGTCTCAAACTTGGCAGCCTCCCATAAGCACTATGGGACACCGGGTGGGTTGCGGGTTCTGAAGTCCATCGCCATGTGCGAACTGGCTTGCTCTAGTGGTGTTCCGATTGTGCAAGAATACTGCGTGAAATTGATTGAGGCTTTAGGTGATGTTAGGCCTTCACGGCTTGACGTGACTGAAGAGTCCTTGGTCAGACTGAGGGCTTGGCTGGGCAAAGGTGCGGATTACACCAAGTCCAGAGCATCAGAAATAACGCAGACGGTGCGGGCCAACTTCTTTGGGGCCTTTGGGATAGATGAAGCGGAACAATTGGGGGTCGAATCCAGAATGGGCCAGATTACCAGGGACGATTTGAGACTGTTTCCAAAGGAGCCTTTGGTTGCCGTTTGGTTGGTCGGGCAGTCTCGGAAACTCTCATTCGTGGGGTAATCTGGTACAACTCCTCATGGGCGGAGGGTGGGAGAAGGGATGAAGCAGGGTCGCTGGAGTTAACGCTGGTAACTCGGTGAAGTTAGTGAGGGATTGGCAGTCCCGAATGGCAGGATCCGGGGTAATCCAGTACGCATAAGGGGTACCTGTGGACTTTCAACATTAAAAACCACATCCGGCTTTGATTTGTGACTTGGCGCACTTCGGTGTCCACTACCAGAAGTGCCTCTGGGGGTGAAGTCGTATTGCAGATGCCGTGGTCGGGGAAGTGGAACACCCTTAACACGGGGCCGTAGCAGCGGTCGTAGTTCCCAGTTGTGTGAAGCCTTTTGGTGGTGTCGGGTGGAGAGGGGCCTGCAGAAGGGAGTCATCAGAGATTTCTAGGGGTTGAAGCCGTCGGATGGTCCTTGAGGGCACTTAAGCCAACAGAGGGAGATGTAAACTCGTGCCTTGGGTGGGGCCCTTGGATAACACGGGGTGTAGTTGTCCCTGAGGTGGTAGAGCCGGGCTATTCCCGCCCCTGAAATAAGGATGGACCTCGATGTTCGAGGATGGAAGAACCGTGGGTTCGTACCAATTGGGCGTCGGCAGGTCTTCTGCAACCACTGTGTTCTTGTCACGATTCTAAGTTCCGCTGATTTAACTTCACTATCCTGTGTGTGATTGGGATCAGGGTGTCATATAAAAGCTCAGGCGGGTCCTGGCATTCTGGTTAACAAAATACGATTGTATATTCGGGGATGAAATCCCCCGAGGGCCCCA